TCAAAACAATTTAGATTTACAATAGTCATAATATTCTGAATTTATTTCGTTGCCTATAAATTTTCGGTTGTTATTTTTAGCGGCTATACAAGTCGTTCCGCTACCCATAAAAGGGTCATAAATCAAATCACCCTCATTACTCCAGCTTAGTATGTGTTTTTCTGCAAGTTCATAAGGAAATATTGCAGGGTGCTTGCTATCGTTTTTTACGTTAGCGATTTCCCATACGTTTCCAATCATTTTTGTATCAGAAACAACATAAACACCTTCTTCGTTGTAGTTATGTTTTGATTTTACAGCCCTATGCTTTTTTACTTTTGTTCCAGCACACTTACTTTTAATCCTAATCGGGTTAAATGTTTTCGGCTTTCCTTTGCTAAACACAAACATATATTCAAATTCTTGTTGGTATCGAGTGCTTTGAGTTGGAACAGGGTTTGGTTTTTTCCAAATCATTGTATCGTGCAAATTCAATCCATTCTCAACAAATGAATATGCTTGTTTAAATGATGTTAGCGTTTCACTTCCCTTCTTTGTTTGGTCTGCAACTATCCACACGATTACACCACCTTGCTTCAAAGCCCTACAAAGCTCATTGCATATCAAATGAAACATAAACTTTGTATCGTGTCCGTAATTACGCAAATCGTCATACGGTGGAGATGTTACCACCAAGTCAATAGTTTCTGCTTCCATTGTTCTTAATGTTAGCAAACAATCAGTATTAAATATTTTCCCCTCGCTTCGCATTTTTAAAAAACTTTCTTTAGTGTTCCAATTAAACTTTAGTGCTGAATAATCCCGCCAGCAGCTAACACGGGTTTGGCGCAATTCCCACACGCACAAGCCGACACAACTGCGCCAAGCCCGAAAACGTTGAAGTGCTGTTTTCCATATAAAATTCTTCTTTTGTTATAGGTACCCATGCGCTGTAATCGAAAGTAGACGCTTTAAAAGTATCTACTATTTGCCTACCTTCCATTTCATCTAATAAAACTATATGATCTTTCCACCGGTAACTCTGTTGCAAAAACAACCTTTTGTTAGTTTTATGCCGCCAAACTTTAAGACCGTGTTCATTTAATTCCATAGTTTTATCTTAGTGGGCCCCACAGGATTCGAACCTGCAACCTAATGATTATGAGTCATTTGCTCTGACCGTTGAGCTAAGGGCCCTTATTATTGTTCTTGTTCCTTATCTTTTAATTTGGACATAAATGATGTAAACATTATAAATAAGCAATACACTGAGGCTAATTTTATTAAATAACTTATCATATGAATACTATTTAAGATTTCATAATGAATATGAAAATACTTAATTCCTCTAAAGTTAATATAACTTGTCTATTACCGTCAGGCATATGTACAGTAATAGAAAGTAACTGGGTTTCATTGAATTTAACTATTACGTCACCTTTTTTAGCTGTTATATTATCTTCTATTACGAATCCTGCTTTCTCTAACCATTCCTTACAATTTGGAACCTGCATATATGTTATTTATAGGACAAATATACCACGGATACTTTTAATATGCAATTTTTGGATAGTTAAAGTTTTCTTAAAACAAATCCGGCCGGTTATTTTGATCTTAGCAACTTATCTATTATTTCTTCCCTGAACCAGTATTTTAGTTCTAAAGGTTTTGTAGAATATATCATCCTATTTTTGGAAGGCATGGCAGCAAAACACCAGAAAAAGGAAGACTCGGTATTACATAAGAATTCAGAATAATGCCGGTTATCATGTTCTATACACTTTTCTAAAATATCTGCCCGGAAAATTAACACAGCCTTTTTTCTTTTTAAGAGTAAAAACGTCCAGCATAAAATTAATATTACAGCACATAATGCTATTTTCATTTCATATTGTTTAGGAGGTTGTCTATTATTTTTATTCGGTGATACAACCCCTTTTGGATAAGAGTTTCCTTGAATTCTTCAAGTTCTTTTTTAGTATAGGGTCCGTAAGCGCTGTTAGTTATTTTATTCTCAAACTCTTTATCACTCAATTCCGCATCATCTTCTAAAAATCCAAGTTCATCAGCTTTATTACCTAAAGCCAATAAATCTAAATCAGATAAAGCTTCTTCTAAATTTTCTTCAGTAGGATTGAACTTTTTTCTTATAGTAAGTATTTTCTTTTTAAAAAGATCTTGATCAAAAACTATTTTTGATTTTATACAGTTTTTGTTATCATCTATAAATCCATCTATTAACTGTTTGTTTAATTTATATGTTTTGGCTAACTCCTTAAATTTCTTTATATCGTATTCAAAATTTCCGGTTCGTATTAGTCTGTAAGATGCGTATGCATCCGGTAATCCTATTGCTGTACATTTTGTATTTAAAAACAAATGTAATGCCTCATCCTGTATACAGCCGGATGCAACAATAGCTATGTTGTATCTGGACATATTTATCATGTCCGTCATTATATTTACACAGTTGATATCTCCACCATCACTTGCTAAATAAATACGTATACCTGTTACATCTCCACACAACATTTCATTATACAGTTTTGTGAATTTTTCTAGTACAGAATTATCTATTTTCTCTGTTATAGTGAATACGGCCGGGCCGGTGAAAATTACCGGAATATTATCGTTGTTATTATCTTCCATCAGTTTAAGTTTATATTAGTGTTAGGGTTTGATAATCCAGGGAATTTTAACTCCTGCCTTATATTTATAACAGCTTCGCAAAGATTATTTGTGTTTGTTACTACAGTAAAGTCATTTAACTTTACAAATGTATCTAATGTGTATAAAAAGAAAGTAGGGGTAGCATGTACCTGCGGCCATTCTCCTGCCATAACCTTTTCTTTATACTCTTCGAAATTTTCGATAACGTCTATATAATCCAAAGGTATTCCAAGTTCTTCACAAGTCTTTTCTACCCTTGGACGTATTACTTTACAAGGAGGGCACGTTTTTGAAGAAAACATAAATAGTTTTACTTCATTTTGATCACATTTATTTTCCATTTAGTTATAAATTATAGGCTTCCACCCGTCAGAAATTCTATCCTTATACAGTTCGCTTGTTACAGCTCCTTCAACATTTTCCCACAAGAACATGGTACCATACTGCATTCTTTTACATAAGATGCACTGTATACTACCATCTATATCATACCGGCGCAACTTATGCTCCAATACTTCAGTAAGTTTTCTATTCGTAGAACTTGCTTCTAAATCCATTACCATTACCACTCCGTAACTAAGAAACAAGTCGATCTAATTTAGATTCAAGTAAGGACAATTCTCTTTTTAGCTTTTTAAGGCATTTACCACATATATTATTTTTAGCATCCCTTATAAGCTCTTTTACTTCTGTTATTTGTTTTTCAAGTTCTACTATTTCTAGATTCATAATATATCAGATTCTTTGGTTTGTGTAAGGCCTAATATTTCCGGAGATAGTTTTTTTTCTAGGAAAGTAAGTGTTTTTTGTACATCCTTTTCCCACTCTTCTATGGAGTTAAATTCTCCTTCCTGTAAATGTAATAGGTGAGAAATAATAGCTGACTTATTATGAAGTGAAACCATTACTGAGTTTTCATCTTCAATAAATCTTATTTCCGCCTTTGGAAACTTATTTCTTATAATTTTTTCTATAGCATAGTCATCTATAGGAAGGTCATTATAAAAGACCTGCTTGTTAATCAATTTGAGTATCGCCATTTTTAATTATATTTAGATTTAAAAAGTCTATGCAGGTGTATAGCATCCGCATGGTTATCATCAATTACATCTATACCTAGATCTTTGGCCGCTTGTATCATAACATCCTTTTTTGCATTACCTTTACCAGTAGCAAATTTCTTTATTTCTGCGGCAGATTCATGTGCGTATTCTATTGCGTAATCTTCACATAAAGTTTTTAGTACTCCTATCATTTCTGAGGCTACCATTATTGAAGCTTTAAACAAACCGGCCGGTAGTTCATAAACAATTACATCCGGCCTTTCTAAGTGTATCATTTCTAAAACCTTTGCTCGAAATCTAACCAATCTCATACCTATGGACTCTCCTCGTTTAACTGAGAAATCCCATACACCAGAGGAAGTATCGTTACACCATCCTGTTTTAGTTGCTATGTCCAGCGCTAGTATTTTCATTTTCTGTCATTTTACCTGTTGTTATTAAATAATCATAAAGTTCTAAACCTTCTTTGGAGAGATCTTCAGGTTCTATAAATGTACAAGTATGCATTTCACCTATAGATTTATGTATAGGCCCTAAATAAATAGAATTAAATAAATCCCCTTTATAATCAGATAAGTTATACATGTAAACCATAAGTATACCATCTTCAACATCCCTGGTTCCTCTACATGGGTCATTTTCCTCACAAAAAATAGCAAGTCGATGTTTTATAGGAGTATAATAACCTATCTCATCCTCTTCAGTATTTTCGAATACTACGCTAATAGTTGAATTCCAATTCATAGTTTATCTTATTTGTTCACCTGGTTTTAAAATATTTAAAGGTTTTACTGTTTCCTGAACAACCTTAGCCGGTGCGGATTTAATTGTTCTGTTTAAAGTATATGCAGAAATTATAGATATAATTAATAAAATTAACTTATCGTGCTTAGTAAAAAATACAGGTAGACTAGGGTCTAACATAAGTTCCATCAAAAAATTATATACTACAGCACTGTATAAACAGTAATAAATTAGTACCATCTTTATCTGAAGTACTACTGCTGTTAGCATCATGTTTGTTAATCCTTTAAACATTACTTTATTCTTTGACATTGAAAAATAACCAAAACATCTTCAGCAATTTTTAGCTGCTTCATAACTTCCTTTTTTATCTTGCCCTCTCTTCTTATCTTTGTAGCTATACGGCCCTTTACTGCTACTTCCTTTGGTTCATTTGATTCTTCATCGGCACCAATATAAATCAAGTACCAATCAAAAGTTATTACCCTGGGCTCGTTACGTGCTATCATAATTCTAAATATTTTTGATCAGTATTTATTATTTCTAATATTTTTGCAGTCAAACTATCTGAATTATAAATAGGTTTGATATCTGACACTTTCTTTTCAAGAACTTTCACCTTGGTAATTACCTTTGTAATTGTGTCTCTTTTCAGTAGTATTTGCTCTAACCTACATACATTAACTTCATGTACGTACTGAAGAGAATCTAGTGAATGCTTTATATTTACTTCCGGAGGACATGTTTTCTTACACATCTCGATTCCCAATATTGACATAGCTACTACTACAGCTATTATAATGTACAAAACTTTTCTTGGTATCATATTTATTTTAAAATTTTTTACTTATTCTTCCGTTCCAATTAGTTCCCATAGGTGAATTTTCTGACATTAGATGATATACAAATGTACCTGGGTGTAATCTTCGTTTGTTCTTGGGCCAGTTATTTAAAAATAATACATCAGACCTTGCCGCCGTTTCATGTCGCTCACTATAAGGTATAAATTTGCTGTTGTGAAACAACTGGAAATACCCTATCGGACAATACCCCATTTTGTCATGAAACATACGAGTGCTTATCGGATACTTAGTCTGTAAAAATACATAGTCACTATAAACATTATGCATGTCCTGTAATACATCTATGTACATATCTCTTCCTACTACATCAACTCTATCCAGTGAGTATAAGCAATCTGTTTCAAGTTCATCTGATTTCAATATGTTTTTAAAGTTTGCCGGCAACATTATGTCAGCGTCTAGGTGGAGTACCCATCCTTTTAATGTAAGTACATCAAAACCCGCATTTATCCCCTTACCTTTATTGAAAATTTCACCATTATCATAAAATATATCCGTTACTATACATCTTACTCCGTGCATATCACAAAGTTTCTTAGTATCTAAATCCTTTGAATCCGTTACAATTATCCAGTTATCCAATACAGATTTATTCTGTGAAATAACCAAGGATAAAATGTCCGAGTAATTTACGCATACAGTAACAGCTTCTATGTACATTATAAGCTCTTTATTCTTTTTAGTAATTCTTTTATGTCCTGTACTCTAAAGTATCCTACATCGTATTTTTTATTGTGAGGCCTGCTCATTAAAAAACAAGTTACCCCAGCACGCTGCAATTCCATGAAGTTATAAATAGAATCGTCTACGAATATATCACACTTTTCTTTTAGAAATTCTACCTTGGATCCGTTAGATCCTACGTTCACTAGATCACCTTTAGGAAACCCGTAATTTTGTAACCACCTATTTGTAATTTCATTACCGATCGGTCTTGCTGTAACATATCCGGCAATAGGATAATCAAACTCGGCCGGGTCAAATAGTCTTGGTATAGATACCCAAAATGCATTGTCTTTCTCTATCATTTTAAAATTCTCCAGGAACCTGTAATCATTCCAATCTGTAGGATGATTCATCGGTAAATCCAAATAGGTTAAAAAGTGTTTTTCGAAATCAGCTAATACCCCATCTATGTCTAAATATAAACGCTTTAGTGGTTTTTTAAACCATAGGTCCCTATCGTCACCTTTAGGATATATGTGGTAGTAAGCACTTAAAAAGTGAGCATTGCACTGTATATGATCTACGTGTAACTGACCTGTTTCCGGGTCATAATCTTCACCTGCTTTAAAAGCAGCTAAGTGTCTTTCTAATGATTGAATAACCCTAGTCCATTCCATACCTAATTCCCAATTCCTTGGGGCATATTTCTCTGCACCTTTTGTAAGAACCTTTGTAATACCTTCCAATGCTTTAGGATGCAGTAAGTCATATCTCAACTTACCACTGTTAAATCTTAATCCTTTATGTACCGGATCTTCTCCAGTGTATGTATAAGAATCTATTTTCGGAATATATGAATCAAATTCTTTATCTGTTATGCTCCATATTTCTTCGGAATATTGTTCAAAGTTACTACAGTTTTTATAAGGACTTTCATCTTCTTCTTCTTTTATAGAAGAAAGATTGTTTGTATCAGAAGAATCTGAAGTATTAGTAGAAGGGGAAGAAAAACATGTAAACTTTTCTAACTCTTCTAAGCCTTGATTATTTAAATATGTACCGCCAAAGGCTTCCTGATATGTACAAATATGTGCTTTTTTGTTATTGGTTTTTTCCATTTTTATTATAGTTTTGAATAAAATATTCCGTGTTGTTCTGAGATTCTATCTCTTATAGATTTTTCAAAGTTTCCCCAATCTAAAGATTCTAATACATATTTACCGGTAAAGGCTGAATCCAGATCTATTATTTTTTCTTTTAAAAGAAGGGCTATATCTTCCATAGCAGAAGAAGAGAACATATTATCGTTTACATTGTCTATAAAATCCTTGTTTATTAACTTAAAGCTTTCGTTTTCCATGAAGTTATGTACCCTATACAATGTTACTAGATCTGAGTTACTTATCGTATAAAGAGATTCCATACGGTTAAATATACCGGTGTAAAGCATTTCTAAGAAAGACTTAGTTACCATCTTTGCAAACTCATCACTAAACCCAAAGCTATCTAAATGTATAGCATAGTGCATGCTCTTAAATATTTGCACAAAATTTCTTTTAACCTCATGTAGCTCAATATGGAGCTTAAAAGGATTTGTATTTATCAATGAACTATTAAAATGAATAGCAGTCTTCAATGGACAACATTCGATATAAACGATGTCCGTATTCGTTGAATACTTGTCCGTATAAACGGATGAAAACACTGGTATTGATTCTATTAAATTATCCATAGCACAAATATGGGATATATATAGTTTATTTCATAATTTTCTTACCATTTTAACTTTTCCTTAACTATTCCAGAATTGTCTTATAATAGTTGCGGGAAGATATAAAGTTTTTTAAAGACTTAGCTTCTGGGGTATTAGATTTATAATATTTATTATTATATACTTTAATAGAAGTATATATTACTAAATCTAAAGTAATAAAGTTTAAATCTTTGTTTCTAAAGAACTTTGATTCATCCCTATCTAAATAGTAGGGATCATTAGATATGATCTTTTTTAAGTCATACTTGTTTGTGGAGTTCTTTCTCCACCTGGAGACTGATCTTGTTGAAATACCTGTTAAATTAGAAATACTACCATTATACACTCTTCCAGATAAAATGTCCTTCCCGATTTTCTTTGTTAGATTGAATTCATCATTCTTCCCGCAACTATACCAATCGTTTTTAACGAAACATTTGTCTCTTTGTGAATATATTTTAGCTTTTCCTAATTGCCTTCTGTTTGCTGATCTGATCGAAGATGCTTCAAATGTAGCTATCAGCCATCCCTTGAATGTATAAAGGTCCTTTAAATTATCTAAATCAATATTTACCCATAGGCCCAAGCACCCATTTTTCTTACAAACCTTTCTGTAAGAAACTACCCTATTATTATGTACCCAGCCATTTTTAATTAACTTAGGCAATAGGTTGTACTTTTCGTTTTTTGTAAACGAGAAGTTTTTTATGCTGCCACCGTTGGAAGCTGCATAAAACCTTAGTCTGTAAAAGAGGTACAGACTTCTTACATCTTTTGCGTTTTTGTTATTTAAATGAATGTTTGATAGCATATTGCCCGCAATATATGTAAAATTTTTATTCTACGCAACTATTTTTGAAAAAATCTTTTACTAACAATAAGATTTCTTCTTTACGATAAGTTATGGCGTATGGAAGCTCAATAAATTCTTTATTAATTAGTTCAACCATCTGACGTAAACCAAGATTTCTAATTTTAAAACCAAATTGTTCCATCATCCATGCATATGTAGATATTTTCAAAGCATAGGAGTAATAATTTGTTTGATATATATGAGATATTGGTTCTTTCATAGAAGGAAACTTCTTAAGTTTTCTGTCAAAGTACGTTGGTACCATTAGTATTTCATTGACAAACTTGTAGTCATCAATATCGACAAATCTATCGCCGCCGATTGTTTCTATATAAACTTTATCTGATTGACCTGCTAATTTCAGACATTTATTAAAAATAAGCATTTCCGGGTAGTATCCATCTTCTAACTCAAATAGATTGTCATATATGGAACAGTTTTCAAACCCGGCCGGAATTTTTTCGTTCTTACGGACGATATACTTCTTCTTGTTGTATGGATTTACACTATAACCCATTTCATAATCATCTGTTTCAAATTTTTTATGGTGATAAGTACCTCTTTCGGAACTTACTTTACCTTTGTCAGCCCAAGCTAGTTGATAATCCATTACCCGTTTAGCATAATCCTTTTCTCTCAAGTACTTACGCATTTCTTCTATTGCCAAGTACGGATCATTATTGTGTTTTGCAAAGATAGTATCCCACATAGACTTATTAAGTTCTCTGAATACTTTTCTGGTCGCTATCATCTCACTATCGAATTCTTCTTCATATTTTTTTATGAATCCTGATACAGATAGAAACTTATCACCGCTCCTGTCAATATAAGCGTGTTCTTTTTCAGAAAATCGTACTAAAGGTGTTTGCATATACAAAAAAATATATTTATCTAATAAAATTTGGAATTAAAGCAAAGATATACTACTTTTGTGTAAATTCCAAATTATAATGGATATTTTTTAAGTAAAATGACAAATAAAAATATTAAAAAATGCGAACCCATACAATTTGATAATCTGAAGGATTACATTGATGTATACCTACAGATATTATGTTCATTTGTAGATGAGGAGTACAAGCTTGCTTATAAGGAAAGGGAGTTTTTGGCGCACTGCATTATTTATCAGTACAATGGGGGTAACCTTACTAATTTTACCGAAATGCATGATTATATGGTAAACATAAAATTCTGTTCAGATCGCCAGCATGTATCAACCTATAAACAAAAACTTAGTATAAAAAAATGGGTTAAAACCGGTAAGTATACTTTTTCTTTGGCTCCTAGTTTAAATTTTAAACCTGGGCAAGATTTAAGTGCTATTTTTAACATACAGTTCAAAAACAATAAAAATGCAGGCTTGGAACGGGTGGATAGACAAAACGATGCGCCGGATAATAACGGAAACGGCTGACCATTTTAAAGAAGATGGTATAACTTTTGATGATGTTGTTGAGATATTAAACTGTACGTTTGGTGGAATATACTTGTGTATAAAGAGTCCTAAGATGCCAACCATATCCCTTCAGGGGGCACTTGGTTCTTTTTGGCCCTCACCTACAAAACTACTCAGGCGTATAAATCGCTTAATTGAACATCATCCTCATAAAGTAGAAGAAATAAGTGAACTTCAAAAGGTATACTATAGAGTTAAGACTCAGAAGAATAAAAGAAAACTTGGTAAATAATTTAATAACAAAAAAATCTAAAAATGGACAACAAGGAAAGAGTAACAATGCTGATAAATTGGTTATCGGTATTGAACGAAGGATATGTAAAACCTGATGCTAATACTGCAAAGGCTCAGGGAAATTCTAATACAACAGGTATTGTTAGGGATACAAAAGATTTTATACCATATATTGACAAAATAAATCATGAACTTAGTTTGGCACTAAGGGTACCTAATGTAGATTTAGAGACAGTAAATGCCAGGAGAACAAAAAATTATTAAAAACAAATAAATTATACAAATGAAAGTAATAAAATCACCAACATTAATTGACAAATCAGGGGCAGATCTAACTTTATCCAAAGAACAGTTTATGGCTGTAATGAATAAAGATACCCTGGAAAAAGAAGCAAAAATAAAAGAAGCATTCAAAGTATTTGTGGAAAATCCTATTCCGGATCTTTCTAACTTTGATTTCTTTGCAGCCACGGTTGTTGTGGAGATATTCATGTATGAAGAAGAAAGGGGTATCATGGGCACCGATGGGAAACCTATGAAGGACAGAATGGTATTCCCGGTAGCTAAAGTTGTGGCAGTAGGGCCAGAAAGTTTCCATAAAGTTGGTAACTTTGTTAAGTTGAAAGATTTTGAAGCCAGTGAGATTCCAAACCCGGCTTATGAGCTTTGGGCTAAGAACAACATGGATAACGGATCGCTTAAAAAGGTAGGAGAAGCTCCTCCGGCGGTTGTTTCAAACTTCCATGTAATTCACGGAAAAAAATGCTTCAATGTAAATCCTATACAGAGTAAAAACGACTTTGCAGATATAAAGCTATTTGTTCTATATGAACCTAATATCGAATGTATAATCAAAGATCCTAAAAAACTTATATAGTGGATTTATCTAAAATAAAAATAGTAGAGTTCTTTAAACCTAAGAACTGGATGTCAGTTATACGTTCATTTTTTAATATGGATGTCTATCAGGGACATATAATAGAGCAGTTGATGTTTAGGCGTATAGAATGCAGACCTTGCGTATTAGCCGGGTCTTGCGAACATTGCGGGTGTACCATTGGTAATTCCTTTTCTAAGATGGCTGATTTAAAGGCCTCTTGTTCTGGTGGAAAATGGGGACCCGTTATGTCCGCAAAAGAATGGGAAGCTTACAAAGCAAAATTTAATATCAATTTTTCAGTAACATATAATTTTTAAAAATGGAACTAATAAAACAAAAACATGTAAACGCCGGAATAATAAAACCGGGACAAAAGAACGTACCTATTCAGTGGGAACTTAACCAAGGAGCTTTTGATCAGATTGAGTTTGTAAAAGCTACTTGTGGATGCACAACACCAACATGGGATGCTAATAGTATACTTGCAAAGTATAATGATAGTTCGGACCCGGCGGTGATAAAAACTAATACTAACAAAGCGATATTAGTAACAAAAAAACTACATGTATATTTGAAAGATGGAAAACTACTAAAAGTATTTAACACAAGAGGAATAGAAGAATTTAACCCTGACAAAGAAAAGATAGAAATTTCGTTCACAGTAACTGTGAGTGTTGAATAAGATACCCACCTTTACCACTTCGGGTTTGCCGGCTTTTGGGGCACAGGAAATCTACTGTGCCTCCTATTTTTAAATTAATTAATTTTAAATAAACTAAATACATGTCTTTAACCGCAAATCAAGCCAGATCTTTAGCCATTGCTGCTAGAACTGCTGATATAGAAGAAGTCTATTCCGCTATAGAAGTAGAAGCTAAAAAAGGCAACAGTGTTCTTTTGTTAAATGAAGCTATTAACTATGATGTTAAAACTTCGTTAACTACGAATGGTTATACAGTTAGTAACCCTACTCCATCATCTACTCAAATATCTTGGGCATCTGTAACGGCGTAAATGGCATTAATAAAAGACAAACCTGTAAATGTAATACCATTTTGGCTTTACGATATTTCTCCGTTTATAGATAGGGATTATCCTAATTATATACCTGGAAGTACAGAATATACAGAGTATTGGACAGAAAGGTTAGATAGGTGCATATCAGGTCATTGGGGTTTAGATAATGACGAAAGGAATTTAGGAGGATACCGGTGGATGCCGGGAAATTTATATTTTTATACAAACTATACTCAGATACTTCAAGAAAGGATAGGAGAGCCTGAAAGAGAGGATTTCCCTGTTTTAAGAGATATTGACTGGTATGTTATGTACGCTTTGAATGTTTGTGATGGTTTTTCTGGGTTTGATGGAGATGAAGAGTATACTTCTTTTTCTGTAGTAAAAAAGCAAGAAGAAGGCGGCCGGTTAACAAACATAGAAAAAATACAATTAAACCAATATGCAAAGTACATAACTAAGAAAAATGGAAAGTTAAAAAAATATGTAGACCCTAGGGAATATTTATACAAAACACACAAAAAACCATTAGGAAGTCCTTTATATCATAATCCTTGTATAAACTTTATGTTACTATCATCAAGAGCGATAGGAAAGTCCTATTTAATTGGTGGAGATATGTCACATAGTTTTATGTTTAATGGTGCCAGAAGTACATTCGATTATTTTGAAAATAAACAATCAACAACAGTAGTAGTAGGTGCGGCAGTATCAGACAAATCTGCGGAACTTCTTTCTAAGTTTAATTCTAATTATGAATTTAACAGATCTTCAGTAGGAAGTTATAAAACAGATAGTGGCGTAATAAATGGGGCTTTTTGGGCACCTTCTGCTGGTTCTACGGAATTAGGTAAAACACTTACAAAAAGAGTAAAGCTAGAAGGAGGTAAAGCTTATTCAGGAAACCATACCAAAATAGTACATGTTTCCTTTAAAGCAAATAACTCAGCCGGTGTTGGTTATAGAGCTAGGAGGATAATTGTAGAAGAGGTAGGATTATTAGGTTCTTTCCATGCTGTACAGGCAGAAAATAATGGATCCCAAACGAGGGAGACAAAGATAGGATTTTCTATTTTTATAGGAACCGGCGGTGATATTGAGAAAATACGTCAAGTAAGAGAGACTTTTAATGCTCCTGAAGCATTTACAATACTACCTTACGAAGACATATTCAATAATAATGGTAAGAACATAGGAATGTTCATACCTTGTTACTATAGGAAAACCGCTTATAAAGATAAGAACGGTAATACAGATATTCAATCTGCTTTTGAAGATGAACTGGAAGAAAGGAATCGTATTAAGGCATTGGACCCTAAAGCGTATCAAGGACATATAATATCATTTCCTTTTTACCCACAAGAGATGTTCATGCAGGATTCTGGCGGAACATTCCCGGCAGTCAGGTTGGAAAATAATTTGTCAAGATTAGAAAATTCAGATTTAAAAAATAAATATAGTGTAGGTACATTATCTTATGCAAACTCTTCTCAAACAAGTTGTATATGGGAGGAAGATACATCAGGTAAATTAAAACCTTATCTAAGATACTCAGACTTACATGATAAGTTACGTACTGATAGAAAAGGGGGTATAGTTATATTTGAACATCCTGTAGATTATAAACCAGATAGATTTTCACCTACACCACTGTATTTGACAATATATGACCCGGTTGAAGCGGAAGATGGAGGAGGCACATCATATTGTGTTGTAACTGTTTTTAAATTGTGGGACTTAGATAGCCCAAACAAAATACAGTTCAATATAGTAGCGGAGTGGATAGGAAGGTTTGAAAGGTTAGAAAGTAATCATGAGGTAGCGTTTAAGTTGGCGGCCTATTATAGCTCTAAATTATTCGCAGAGATAAATAAAAGTGATATAATACGATATGCCCGTATGACAAATCGGTACCATTGGTTAGAAGAAAAACCATCATTAGCATTAGAAGGATCAGTAAAAATAAGAACAGAGTATGAAGTAGGGTTTAAAGTACTTACCGGGGTAAAACCTGATTGGGAAGTATACACTAACGAATTATTGATGACTGAAATAGATAGAAACGAAAAAATTTATGATGATGCTTTGGTAGTAGACAAAACATACATGGTAGACCAGATTCCATCTATAATGGCTACAGAGCAACTTCTGAATTACAACAGAGATGAAAATTTTGACTATGTTTCAGCATTTTTTGGAATAGCCCTTTGGGTAAGACAGCGATCATTGAAACCTATAAGATATGAAGCAATATCACAATCAATAGCAGAATCGGATAGCTTAAAATCCTTTCTTACTAAAGATTTATCAAAGAAACAAGACCGGAGGCAAAACCCGGCGTTTAATTACTAAAAATGGGAATATTTAGTCCGGATAACCAACCTAAGAAAATAAGTGGTAGACAGTTAACTACTACTTATAAGCAGAGAGCCAGGTCAGAGTTCAAGTTAGCTCGTGAAATGATGGACTTCTATGATATGTTTTACAGCGAAGATGATGAAAGGACTGCCAGGATAACTGAGAACTTTAACTTACATTCAGGAAGATGGCCGGAGTTGGAAGGTATACAAAGCGGTACAACCTTTTCGGTTGGTTCCGAGAATTTTTATTTAGATAATGGAAACCTTGTTCATTTACCAGTAATAGATACGGTTACAAAGAATATTGTTGCAGATATAATAGGTACTCCATTGAGCCCTACAATAAGGGATAAGTCTGCTAAAGGTAGGACATATAAAGATAGGGTAGTTATTGAAAAACTACAATCACATTTCAGTAAGAAGTTTATTGAACCAAGGATAGCAGAGTTGCAGCAAAAATATATGGCCCAATTAGGAATTACTGATCCTAATATGATGCCGCCGGAAGAAGTACAGAAGATGCAACAAACGGTTGATAAACAAGTACAAGATGAGACTCCTGAAGAGATAATGGAGATATTCAATAAGACTAGAACCCCAGAGGAGATAATATCTCAGATAGTAATAGATGATGCAATTGAAGATCAGGATGTAAAGAACAAATTAGATATAGGAGGAGAATACGCAGTAGTAACTGCTGAAGAGTATTATAAGTTAGGTATAAAAAGAAACCTACCTACATTAGAACCTTTAAATCCTAAGTTTGTAACATGGGTTGGTTCTCAACATACAGAGTACGTAGAAGATGGTGTAATGGCTAAGTATGTAGATTATTTGGCCCCGGAGGATGTCATCCAAAAGTATGGAGATATACTTGTAAAGGCAAATATAAAAACTCTTGAAAAGTACTTCACTACTATTCCCGGATACGCTCAATCTAAAGTAATACAGGATAAAAGCGGAAGACAATACTTAGATTCTTACAGCGCAAATATGGCAGAAAGGGTAGGAAAAGACCCTTACTTATCAAATCTGAATTTCGATCTTACAGAAGGACAGAATGCTTTAAAAGAATTATACAGGTCTGTTTCGAGTAATTATACGGACGGCCAAGGCATAAGAGAGTGTTATATTACATGGAAGTGGCAAAGACCTATGAAAGAAATAACTCGTGTAATAGACGGAGTTAAGAAAACTTTCATAAGGGATACGCATTATGAACTAAATCCTTTAATAGGTGATATATCTGAAAGAGATATAATTGCTCCTCAAGTTTGGCATGGTACTATATTAGGTAATCCAGGAGATGCATTTTATGTAGGTGTAGAACCGGTTCCTTTTCAGTATACTAACATAGAAAACCCTTACGATGTAAAACTTACCATATACGGCGGTAAATATAACACATTTCAAAACAATGCTAAAAATGTAAGCTTTGTTGACTTAGGCAAGCCTTGGAATTTTAAGTTTAATTTAAAAGCTAAAAAATTAGAAGAAGATGAAGCAAGTAACCTTGGTACCCTTCTTCATACCACTGCTGCCTCTAAACCTATAAATTGGACATGGACTGAGTGGTATACTTCAATAAGAAAAAGTAAAGTAATTGTATCTAGTTCACATTTCGAAGGTGCTAACCAAAATGACTTAAATGTGATAAGAGCTATTAATGTATCCAATACTCAGGATCAACAGTCTGATATTGCTATGATGCAGTTTTGGGAAGATAGAATATTTGCTTCCATGTATTATAACAAGGCAAAGTTAGGTCAATTAGGTCAGTATACTACCAATGTTAATGCCCAGTTAGCAAATTCTGGCGCTGAAAAACAAATGGCTAGATTCCATAATAAACACAGGATAATATCACAACGGGTACTTACAAGATTTTTAGACAATGCTTTAATTGCTTACCGAGATAACGATCAGAAAAAATCTATACTATTCGATGATTGGTCAAGAGCTTATATAGAAAATATACTAGAGCCTTTCCCTATAGGACAAATGAGTTTATATTTGACAAACGACTTTGAAGAGAAATCTAAAGTAGAGCAACTGAGACAACTATCTTTATCAATACTACAAAACCAAGGAAGTATAGTAGATATAGCTCAGATATACTCTGCCAATTCTGTCGTAGCTATTCAAGATATATTGGAGCGTTCTGAAAGAAAGCGTATGAAAGAACAGGATCTTAATCATCAAAGAGAAATTGAGAAAATACAACAGAAGCAACAGGCCGCAGAAGCTTTACAAAAGCAACAACAAGCCAATGATGCTACAGAAAAAGAAAAGGATAGAATAAGTAAAAAAGAACTTGTTGAAATAGGATCTATGCAGTTAGCTAACGCAAATGATATTAATAGGGATAATATTAACGATGCTTTAGATAGGGACTTAATAAATAATGAACTTAAGCGTCAAAAAATAGAAGCTGATAAAAAAGTAGCCCAGGATAAATTAGAGCTTGATAGAGAGAAAGCTAGACTTGAAAAAGAACAAGCTCAAAGGGACTATGAAATAGCTATGGAGGACCTAAGAATTAAAGAAATAGCAGCTAAACGTCCTATAGGAAAATAAAATTTGTTTATAGGCTATAGTGCGAAAAATTTATACCTGTAAAAGTTTGGATTTTAACTAATTATTAACATATATTTGTAAAATAAACGAAAAATGAAAAAAATATCACCATTCGATCTGCCTGCTGAAGATAATTTCATAAACTTCATTGACCCCGATAATACGGGTAATTATGAAGAAATTGAAGAAGAAGAGGATACCGTTTTAATAGAAAACATAGATAGTACAGAGGAAGAGGAGGAGACGGAAGAAGATACAGTAGAAGATACAAATGAAACAGAGGAGGAAAAAGATGAACAAGGTTCTGATTCTACCGGCTCTACAAATCCTATTTCTATTTTAGCAAAATCCTTCAAAGAGGATGGATTTTTGCCGGATGATATAGAAATACCGGATAATATAACAGATGTACAGTTCGCTGAATTATACAGGACTTCAAAGGAAGAACTGATTCGTAATGAGATAAGACAGGAGTTAATTGAAAAGGAAGGACTAAATCCTGAAATTTTGGCTACTGCAAAGAAAATTCATTTAGGTATTGCTCCAAAAGAAATTGAGCGGTTAAACTTATTTACTGGTTTAGCTAGTATCAATTTTGACGAGAATTCAGATAATTACGAAGAAGTAGCAAGTCAATATTTAAATTTCTATTACAGAGATATAAACTTTGATGACGCTCTGATTGAGAGACAGATTGAAAGGGATCTTAATTCTGATTCAGATGATTTGACTCAAGTACTTACTGTAGCTAAAAGACACTTTGCTAATAAAGCAAAATCTACTAAAGAAGCTCATGACTTGGCAGTTAAAAATGAAGAAGACAGACGAGTTAAAGAAGAGAAGGAGAAGATAGATAATATGGAAAAATTATTATCGGCCGGCGTGATAAAAGGAGTTAAGTATAGTAAGTCTGATATGGAAAAAGTAAGGAAAGCCTTATTTGACAAATCAGAAATATATGTAGATAAAGAAGGTAAAAAGCATAGAGTTACTCTATATCAAAAAAGAAGAATGGATATAGCTTCTGATTTTGAGTATTCTTTTAAGCAAATAGTGGATGTAGTTTTAGGGCCTAAAGAGGCTAAGTCAGGTGTAGAGCTGGAAGAAAAAGCTAAAAGATCTATTTTATCTGACTTAAATAAAGCAGTATCTTCTGTACCTACTATGTCTGGAAAAGGTAATTCAGATAATATATCTAAATATGGTAAAAAAGCATTTAGTATATAAAAAGTGGTAAGTATTTTTTAAAATAAAAAATTTAATTAATTAAGAGATGGGTTTAGCAAGTAGACATACAAAATTTGATATATTCACTCAAACTGTACGTGATGTAGCTTTCAATAAAGAAATTGATGAAAGAGCATGGTTTGAGGTATATCCTAATACAAAAGATTATGCAGTTTTGGATGATGTGCGAAAGCAGATAGCTTCCTATGCAAAAGGTAATCTTATTGGTAAGGATGGTACTATAATGGATGTATTCAAGGATAAGGCAAGAATGGTAGAAGAAAGGGCTCCTTTCCTACGATACAAGCTTTATACCCAGGAGGGCGATTTACGTTCTTCTATCATAAAGAACTATGAGATTAACAACCCTACTCCGGGTCTTGGTGAATCTACTTTCGATATCGGACTATCTTCTGACCTTTATGGTCCTAACGATATAATCATATTGGAAGGATTGAGAGAGATTCCTCTTTTAATTAGATCTCATCCTTTCCCTGATGGTATGTCATTTAAATATGAAGTCGCTATATTTGGCGAGGAAGATTTTGGTGCATACTTCCCATCTGAATACCTTACTCTTGGCACCCGTATAATTCAAATCGGATCACTTATTGGAGAAAGAACTTCTAATAGGGGTAACATTTCATTCAAGGATGGTGAATCTTACATTGAATTTGAAGTTCCTCAAACTCGTATGGGTTGGGAAATGAAGGTAACTGATAAGGCACACCTTGCTTCCAAGAATTATATGATCCAACCGGTTGACAAAGAGATGAGAAAATCTCTTGGTACTAACCCTATTGCATATAACGAACTTGATAATAAGTTCATGAGAGAGACCAACTTCCAAAAGGATATGTGGTTGACTTATGGCCGTTCTGCTGGAAGATTTGCAAGTAAGTTCTTAGACTCTTTGACCCAGAAAACTTTGGATGCAGGTCCTGGTATCTATGAGTTCATGGAATCATCTTACACTATTGACTATAATCCGGCTACATCAAATCTTGATTTGTTTAAAACACTTCTTCCAACTCTTTGGAATGACAAAGTAGAGCCATCTGCACAAGAGGTAGATATCTATACAGGAAGGGGAGGTTTGATCCAATGGCAGAAATGGTGTGAAGAAGCAGACGTATATGGTACAATGCAAACTGCTGACATTAACTACTCTGACGAACAAGCATTGTTCAAAGGTAGAAAAGGTGTTGGTCTTGGTGCAAAACAATACCGTTCTGTATACATAGAACCATTTGGTAAGATAAATATTCACCACCTTGCATTTTTGGATTCTGAATTAGTAGATAGCAGAAAGTATAACGGTTTACCTTTACCTTCTTATGAGTACATCATATTCAACTATGGTTACGGAGACGGTAGAGACTCAAACGTATATATAACTACTAACCCTGATGTTGAGCAGTATGGTTACTCAATCGGTACCTGGTCTCCACTAGGTCCTGTACTTGGAAAACCTGCTTTGCATAACAGATTCCATAATGGATTAGGCACAGAGAATGCATTTAAGTACATTCACGAATGTATGTTTGGAATGGTAGTAAAGGATCCATCAAGTATGATCTGGTTCCGACCTGCCGTGAAGATATAAATTTTTAACCCTACAAAACTAAAACAATTATTATGATTTACACAATAACAAATACAAAGAAGAACAGCTTCATGAAATTGCATGGAGACCCTGTTATTTACAAAGAAGATGCTGAAGGGGTAAAAGTACCCACAGGTAATTATAAAAGTAATACGATTCCCGGTACTTTTACTATAAAGAAGATAAAATGGGATGCGACTAAAAGAGCTTATGATCTAAAAATTGATCAGAAAGAATTAGATGATTTGGTGAAGGAGATAGGATTTTTTGATAAATCCGGTACTCCTATAACAACAGCTAATTTGAGAAATGAATTAGATCCTTTTTTCTCGCATCCTAATATGTTCTTTAAAATAGAAAACGGGGCAAATACTGTAGACGATAGTGACCCATTTGCCCGGTTACAGGTTATTTGGATGAGGCAACAGCCTGAGTATAGTATGAAAGGGGATGCAGTTAATCCTGCTTTGAACTCCATGAAAAAATATACTATTTCTACGGCGGCCATTGATAATGAAACTGAAGCCAAGTCTGCGGACAAAACCATCGAAGCGATTGCTTTACTATCTGCTATGACCTACGATTTACAGTGCAGCGTATTAAAGGCTATGGGTGTAGCAGTTCGTAATGCTGAACCATCTATTGTTAAGTCAACGTTGTTCCGTAAGATAACTGAAGATAAGAATCTAACAGCTTTCGGTACATCTAAGAAAAACATAGATTTGTTTATTGAGTTGGCCAGTGCCGATTCTACTACAATAAATCTAAAAGGTATTGTAACTATGGCTAAAGACTATGGTATAATTTCTAAAAGCAAGAACGGGTTTTATAAATATGGTGAGCTTGACTTAGGAAGGACCCTGGCGGAAGTTAACACTTTTATGATGGATAAGGACAATTACGATATTGTTAACCGGGTAACCGATGAACTAAGAACTAAAGGAGTAGAGGTTTAATAAATCCAAATGATCTCAGCAAAAAGACTTATAAATGAATTTGATAGAAAGTTTGATAGATTTGATGGACAGTATAAAAAGACTATCAGAGTTGAACACAAACTAGCTATATTAAATGAAGCTTTAATGGCTTATTTTAATAATAGAGTCAGAATAGCTGAAACAAATTCACAAGTAAGGGAAGATCTCAGGCCTTTAGAAGTAAAGGAAAAGTCATTAAAAATAAGTATTCGTAAAGACGATTACGTTATAGCAGAGAATCCTAAAGATGCTTATCTTATACTAAGAAGAAAAGTTATTGCGGGTAGAGAAGGATGTAAATCTAAGGAATTACCAGTTTACATGTTTCAAACAAATGACCTCAACAATGCATTGAAAAATCCATTTTGGAAGAGTTCATTTGAATGGGAACAGATAATAGGAGATGAAGGTTCCGGCGGATTATATTTATGGCACAATAAGGAGTTTAATATTGAACAAGTAATTGTAGATTACTATAAATCGCCTGAAGTCATAAAGTGTGCATCATGTACTGATTCTGGAAGTTATGAAGACCTTGATGGTAAAATAATAACTAAGGATGTAGGTATAATTTTTGATTCTACGGTTGTAATGCATGACATATTGGATATAGCGGTATTGATGGCTAGAAGAGATTTAGGAGATAGTATGGACTATGCAACAGCATTGAAATCTATTTTGGAAATAAAAGAACTTGATACTAAATACTAGTATTTGATTTAAATTTTTTAATAATTATAAAATAAAGAAACGTGGGTAATTCATTCGCAAAGCAAACCTATATTGCAACAAAAGGAAACTTGGCTGTAAAAGCTGCCGGTTTGCCTGTATTTACGGCAGGTAGTAAAAAACCTAACGTTATGTCAGGAGAACTTGTTGTATTCAATCCTGATACTAATTTAACTGTGGCTGCTGCATCTATTCCTACCGAAACAAAGGTAGTAGTAGCTGTAGGTGTTGGTCCGGATAATCAAATAGCGGATACTCTTCGTTATTTTGGTGATGGTATCAACCTATGTGAGGATAAGGTAGAAGCGTTGGTGACTACCCCGGTATGTGGTACTCCTCAAGTAGTTGACGTATTTTTTGACGGTACGAAATGCCGTAAAGGTTATGGATTCAATGTATTATTAGATGACTACATGGTAAGGAGTAACAACCCTCAAAACGATTACGCAATGTATCCTTTTGCTGTTATCAATCCTTGTGGCACAAATTGTGATTGTAATGATACAGAATCATGCGATAAGTTAGTATGCGCTTTTGTAGATGCTGTCAACGGTAAGGTTAATGACGATGCAAGAAGTATATCTATCTTCCAGAATAAAAAGACTGGTAATCAATACCAACCTTTTAGAGCTGCAAGACTTTGGAATTCTTCTGCTTCAATAAAGAAATTTGTACTTACCCCGGATAACACAGAATGTTCTGGTTGTACAAGTGTTCCTGCTATAACAGGTATTTCAATTGACGGTGATGAGACAGAATTCACTGCTACAACTGCTACCGTAGATGCTACTGTAGTAACGTTGGTAGGACAACTTGAAAGAGTTATCCAACTTATCAATGAGGCTTTGGCCCCAACTGGAGGTTATGCTCATTTATCAAGAAGTATTAATGGTTGTTGTGGTTATACAATTGAAATAACTACTTGCGCCGATGTAATAGAGTTTCTTTCTGGAGAAGATGCTAATATTGAGGCAACTACTGAAACTAACCCTTTCACTACTTTCACTACAGCAGATGTATGTGCAGGTTGTGATTCAGAGGATACTGTAGCTTCTCCTACTTGTGGTATGAGATTCTATATTGACCCTCTTACAGTAGATTGCCTATGTGATTTCCCTCCTAACATTACTCCTCCTATGAATTACTTTAGAACTATTAAAGTAACTCCTACAGGTGATTGGGGTTGTGGAGAATTCTACACGAGAGAAGCCAGTGCCCAAGTACTTGATGAAGGTTTTGGTTACTACTACAAGGATCGTGAACATTTCCAAGATAATGGTGGAATTGGAAGAGGATATAGAATGTCTAACACTCATAGAGGTGAGATAGGGCTTCCGGACCAATATTCAAGATCTACAAATGCTACTACAATTAAGTGTAAAGATGCATATTGCGTTTACAATATGTTGTGGACTCGTAGACATGATGACCGATTTGCTAATGCAGTACGAAGAACTACTACTGAAAATGTAACAGTACTTGTACCTTCCGGTGATTCAACTACAAAGACAAGCTGGGAAACATTCTTAGCACAACTACATACAGTTGGTACCTGTGTAACGCAGGATATAACTTGTTAGTGTTTTTGTTTGTAAAATATTTTTTTTTGAATTTCTAATTGAACCCGGTGAGCTATAATTGTGCATGCATAAAAAAATACTTCGATCTATTTGTTGACAGTACTGACTGTAAGCATATAGTGATAGAAGACCAAAGCATGTGGATGAGTTCTACCGGGTTTAATATTCCTGAACCTTTCGCTATTACTGTAACTGAAGCATCTTTCAATAAATCGTTTGATGTAACAATAGATCCTTCTAAAAGGAACGTACTATCTTCTAAAGAGGTATTAGGTACTATAGAAGAGGAATGTATTGCTGATGGCATATACTGTTTTAAGACAAATAGTTGTGGAGTAAACTATACAATAAACAGAGCGTATTTGTGTAATACCAGATGTCAAATAGATACTCTTATTTCTCAGTCCGCCGGTAACATGATAAGTGATTTAGAGGAGCTTGAATACTTTTATAAATCAGTAGAAATAAATACTAAATTAGGTAAACTAAAAGTAGCTACTGATATGTTCCAGGTTTTACAAAATAAATTAGAAAAATTAGGTTGTGATAAGAAAAACTGTTGCGGGTAA